ATCGGATGCCTCACCCACCTTCCAAGTCGGAAGGGTGAAGGCCAATGACATCATGAGGAACCCGCAGAACCCCTACCACCAAGGGTGGTTGTCGGGAGATAAGCAGGTTCGTGACATGGTCGCCTCTCTCCTCAAGAACGGATAGTCCCCAAACAATCCCCAAGGTGCTAGTTGCTCGGCACCACGGAAGACCCCCATCGAGGTTATGCTTTTCCCTCGGTGGGGGTTCTTTGTGTCCAGATTCCTTGGTTTTCTATGCATGAGATCACGGACATGCAAAAAATCGGTTGCGGTGTATATACCACACCTGTTATCTGGACATCATCGACTCAATCGAGGGACAACCTTTTCCGAGGCCCGTGTAGGTGGAGTTGAACCGGACGGCATCTGATCCCAATCGGGACAACCAGAGAAAGTCGGTCATCAGTTCAACCCGATCTCCCTAACCAAACCACAGGAGATCCATCCACCTACACCACATGGCTAACCTCACTACTATCCCCGATCACTTCGCGATCATGTTTGAGAACTCGTGGCAGCTTCTGCTCCAGCAGCTTGATGCCCGTCTCAAGGATCGCGTCAAACTCGTGCAGGCCCAAGGCGCAAGCGTCCGCTTCAACCAGATGGCCCCCACCACCATGAATGCCGTGACGACTCGCGGTGCTGCCACTCCCCAGAGTGATATCAGCATGCCTGCTCGTTGGGCATTCCCCACCCCGTTCGATATCGCTTCGGTCATCGATGAGTTCGACGAACTCTTCCTCGGTCAGGTCAGCAACCCTTCCTCGGAGATCCTCCAGAGTCAGGTCGCTGCCTACAACCGTACCGTTGACTCGACGATCATCAACGCGATCCTCAACCCTGCCACCATCAGCACCTCCGGTGCCACGACTGCTGGTATCCCCTCCACCACGACCGTTCCGTTCGACACGACCAACCAGTTGGTCAAGGTTGACCGTGTTCCGTTTGGTGGAACCAATGTGAACTCCGGTCTGACCATCGACAAGGTGCGTTATGCCAAGTACAAGCTCGATCACGCTGAAGCTCCCCATGAGGATCGTATCCTCGTTGTGAGTGCCGCTGAAATCGCTGACTTGCTCTCCTCCACCGAGGTGACCAACCAGTTGTACAACAGTGTCCGCGCCCTCGTGGACGGTGATGTTGATTCCTTCCTCGGATTCAAGATCGTCCGCAGCGAGTTGCTCCCCGTGATCACCAGCACCACCAACACTGCTAATAGCACGATCACTGGCAACTTCCGTCAGGTTGTTGCTTACAGCAAGAATGCCGTCACCCTCGTGGACGGTGGACGCAAGACCTACATGGACATTCTGCCTACGCAGAGTCACAACCTCCAGATTCGCAGCACTGCGGTTCTCGGTGCGACTCGTCTCATGGAGAACGGTGCCGTTCAGATCCTGACCGACACCTCCAAGCAGTAATCAATCACAAGTCGGGGGTGGGGTGTCTTTTGACTAGGCACCTCACCCCTTTCTTCTAACCACCCATGGATTCCACAACCGTCTGCAATCTGGCACTCTCCAAGATCGGAGACCAGAGCATCACAAGCCTCACGGATGGTTCGTTGGAGGCCCGTTTCTGCAACCTGTACTATCCGGTTGTCCTCCAAGAAGTGCTCATGATGCACCCTTGGAATTTTGCCACCAAGTTGGCAAACCTGACCCGATTGGCGAACATCCCCGTGTTCGATTGGGCATTCCAATATGAACTTCCGAACGATTACGGAAGACTTATCGCTTTCAATGATTTCGACTCTGCGGATCCCGTCCAACCTTTTGAGATCCAAGGCAACCTGTTCTTGACCGACCAGAACTATGCCGCGATCTGCTATGTCTCGACGGCACCGGATCCCTCACTCTTTACCCCTACCTTTGTGCAGGTGGTTGCCATCAAGTTGGCAGCAGACCTGTGCAAGCCACTCTCCGGTAGCTACGAACTCAAGAACTCGTTGATGCAGGAATTTAAGACGGCACTTGCCGATGCAGGAAAGATCAACGCTAACGATTCCAGACCAAAGAAGCGGGAACTCTGGGTCGATTCACCTCTCGTTGCTTCTAGGTTCGGAGGGTATCTGCCATGATGAACGACATCATCTCCTCGTTTAACGCAGGAGAACTGTCACCCTATGTCGAGTCTCGCACTTCTCTGGATAAATACCGGAGTGGTTGCAAGGTTCTCGAAAACTATCTGATCACTCCCTACGGGCCTGCCAATCGTCGCGCAGGCACCGAGTTCCTAGGTGCTGCAAAGCTATCGATCACCCCATGCCGTCTGTTTGGTTTGAATCTTTCGGATGCCAACCACATCGTGATGGAACTGGGTGTCGGTTACATGCGTTTCTGGCAGAACGGTGCGCTGATGACCTATGGGTCGTCCCAGACTTGGAATGGTGTGTCCTATGCCGCAGGTGCCCCTCTGGAAGCGATTGGCATCACGGCAACCTCCACACTCACGGCACCCGTCTACGCAGCCACCAGTGGCACCGTAGGCACTCCCCATCCCTACCAAGCAGCGGACTTGAACGGCATCAACATCACGCAGGTGAACAATGTCGTCTACCTCACCCATCCCAACTACCCTCCGATGCGTGTTTCGTATTGGGGACAGAACCCGTACAACCCTCCCTTCACGGTGGGTCAGGTGCCATGGGCATGGGCACCGATGCTGGATCAAAACACATCCAGCACCACGATTGCTCCTTCCGCAGAGACCGGATCGATCACGCTAACCGCAAGCGCACCCGTCTGGGTATCTTCGCATGTGGGTGCCTATTGGGAAATCGCGCACAGCAACCCCGCCTCGTTCCTTTCGGTTTCGTTTAACGGCACCACAGCATCCAACACCACGCAGACAGCAGCAACCTCTTCACCGATGCAGGTTGTCGGTGATTGGAGTCTTCAGACTTTTGGCAACTGGTCGGGAACCCTTGTCCTTTACTCGTCCGAGGATGGAGTCAACTACACCACCCTTCGCACCTACAATTCGTACCAAGGGGACTACAATGCGACCAGCAATGGCACATTCCGATCCACGACATGGGTGTACCTAGCCTTCACCCCAGATTCTTCTGGGTATTCGTGCTCGTATGCACCTCGGTGCCTTTTCCAACCGATTGACCCAACCCTCCGTGGGTTTGTTCAGATCACCGGATTTACCTCTTCCACCTCGGTGACGGCAACGGTGATCTCATCCCTTGCTGGAACTACCGCAACACCACTGTGGCGCGAGGGTGCTTTTTCCGCAGTGCAGGGATACCCGAACATCTCTTGCCTGCACGAGAGTCGCATTGTCTACAGTGGAACCGCAGGCAATCCATCCCAGATATGGGGAAGCGTGGTTTCTGACTTTGAAAACTTCCGTCAGGGTGCCTATGACGCTGACAGTTATGCTTTTACCCTAGCATCTTCGACGGGTGGACGCATCAACTGGATGGTTTCCAAAATCGCATTGCTGATCGGAACCACAGAGGACGAATGGTACATCGCTGCTTCATCCCAAGGATCTCCTCTCACGGCAAGCAATGTCCTTGCACAAAAAGAATCCCACTACGGGTCTGCCAATCTGCAGGCATTCATCGTCAACGACACGGTGCTGTATGTGCAGAGGATGGCACGAAAGATCCGTGAGTTCATTTACACATGGCAGTCGGAGACATGGGTGTCGAATGACCTGACAGCACTGGCACAGCACATCACCCTAGGCAACATAGTCAACATGGCATACCAGAGGGTTCCAGATGCCGTACTGTGGTTTGTGCGTGGTGACGGCACCTTGGTTTCGATGACCTACGAGCGAGAGCAGCAGGTCACCGGATTCAGCAGGCAAACCACCACAGGATCTTTTGAAAGCGTCTGCACCATCCAAAACCCCACAGGTGAAGATGAAATCTGGGTGTCGGTCAATCGCACCATCGGTCAGGCAGGAAGCACCCAGACAGTGCGCTATATCGAACGCTTGAAGACGGGCATGCGTGATGCGCTCGATACGGTCAACAAATCGGCATGGTGGTATGTGGACGCAGGCAAAACACAAACCTTTTCATCTCCCACCACGACCATCACTGGACTTTCGCACCTTGAAGGTCAGACCGTGGCAGTCTGGGCCGATCAAGCAGTCGGTGCTGTTACCATCAATCCCGCCACCAATGCACCGTGGGTGGTGACGGGTGGTTCCATTACACTTCAGAGTCCCGCAAGTCAGGTGCTCGTGGGATTGCCGTACACATCGAAACTGGTTCCCCAAATGCTCCAAAAGGATCTCCAAGACGGAACCTCCGCAGGTCGCCGCATGCGGATCGCAAAGATGAATGTGAAGGTCTACAATTCTTTCGGCGGGGAATACTCTTCCGATGGCGTGAACTGGTATCCCCTTCCATCGCGCCACCTTTCTGACCCGATGGACGCATCCCCTCCGACCACATTCGGGTATGAACGGGTATCTGTTTCGGCAAACTGGAGAGACGGAGTCGATATTTACATACGACAAACCCTTCCGGTGCCTCTGACCATTGCTGCCATCGTGGGATCGTGGGAAAGTAGCGAGTCCGGTCAATAACAGGTTGAGGTGTATATACCTTTACGCTATACGAGACGGCAATGAACCAACCCACAGAACTCATCGACCATAAGAGAAAGATGGACATCTTTGAGTCTGAAGTTGCCAAGTTGCCGCAAGTCAATCTTCCCCTCGTGCATCGGTTCACGGATGGCATGTACATCCGAGAGATTTATATGCCTGCAGGCACGGTAGTTACATCACGAACGCACAAAACGCAGCACCCGTTCGTGGTGGCGCAGGGTGTCGTCGATGTGATTGATGAGGAAGGACGGATCGAGCGCATTATGGCCCCTTACTTGGGAATCACGCAGGCGGGAACACGCAGGGTGCTCCGAGTGTTGGATGACTGCGTATGGATCACTTTTCACGCTACTGACAAGAAGGATCCCGTGGAGATTTCTAACGAGATCACCGAGGGCAACAACGACCTGCTCCCCGATGGGTTCAAGCAAGCATACCTCGGCAACAAGGAGGATCTATGGCTTTTGCAATAAGTGCCGCAGCCATTGGAGGCACAGCAGTAACTTTTGCGGGATTATCGGGTGCCGCTGCGGTTGCGGGTGCCCTGACCGTTGATGGTGCCGTTGCAGGTGGAGCGATGTCCCTTTACGGAGGTTTGACCTCGGCATCAGCGCAACGCAGTGCTGCTGCTGCCAATTACGGACTATCCGTTCAAGAAGCGAATGCACAGGCATCGGTTGCCGAATACCAAGCCAATCTCAATTACCAGACATCGATGTCGCAGGCGGGTGTCTACGACCAGAATGCCACGGTTTACCACCAGACAGCACGAACCAACGAAAACGAAGGGTTCATGCAGGAAAACCAGCAACTGCAGACCGACATCCAGCAAGCATCTTCCACCACGGCAAAGTATGGTGCTTCCGGTGTGGAATCCGACACAGGATCCCCCAAGGTGGTGCAGGCATACAACGCAGGCCAGCAGCAGTTGCAGCGAATGGACACCGCATACAATGCGAATGTGCAGGCCATGAGCAGTGATTGGCAGGGATCACTGGCATCCTATCAATCCACCCTTTCCCGCGAAACTGCACAGCAATACCAGTATGCAGAACAGATGGCAGAGTGGACACAGAAGGCCCAGATTGCTGGTGCAGGTGTCCAGCAATACCAAGCCGATGTGCAAGCCAATGCCACCGAGATCCAAGGCATCTCCAGTGCCATTCAGAGCATCGGTCAGGCTGCGGGAAGCTACGGCATGCTTTCCTACCGTGCTGGAAACGGAATCAGTCCCATGGCATCCACCGCAACCAACGGTGCTGGAGGAGTCATCAATGTCGGAGGAGGAGGATAACATATGGCAGTCATACCACTTTCAGAAATCCCCAACGCACCAACGGCAACTTTTACTCCGGTTGCTGATCCCAAGTATTCCGGTGATGTTGTGGGTTCGCAGGCTATTTCCGACATCAAGCAGGGATTTTCCTCTGCCATGGAAAACCCAGAGGCAATGGGTGCCGTGGGAAGGGCAGAAATCGGTCTTGGATCATCGATCCAACAACTTGGATCGGGACTTGCCGAGAATGTCATGTAC